CAGATAAAGGTTCCGCGCATCTTACCGAGCAGACCCGGCGGAATAATCGTCATCTCCACACCGGTCGGAGGATACGCACCGCGACCCATCGTGTAGTACCCCGGAGACGACGTACCGCCCGCGTTACGCGCTAGTTTTTCCAGACCCTCCTTGGTCTGCAAACCGGGGTAAATAGTTCGGCCCGCGATTACGTTTTCAGACCGCTCGGCGTCGAGTCGCAATACTTCCCAATCACGTTTTGAGGTCCAGCGAAAATGTTTGTCAAGGTCGAACGACTCCCATCCGAGTTTAGGCTCCGCGCGCTTGCCCACTTCATCCGTCGGATTAGTGGGATTATACGCCCCGAAAATTTTAAGTCCGCCGGAGCCGGTTTCGTCGAACGTCGAGATTACGTTGTCGATGTCGGACCAAAGCCCGCCGGGCACGTTCTCGATTTCGTCGATGAAAATAAACATCCGCGAAAGCTGCCCGAATGTAGGATGGGCTTCGGGGCGGGGTTTGCGTTTTACACCCTGTAATCGCCCAGCCTTGCGGACCTTGCCAACCGGTATGACGAGACCGGTAATTGACGAAAGCCGGTTGCGCCGATTCAATCCGATGAACAAATCGCCGACTTCACCTGGCATCGTCAAAGAGGCTGACTGGTGAAGTGAAACCAAATGTGAAAATAAATTACTCTCTAAATGTTCTTCCGAAGGGCCAATAACCTTTATGCACGTCCACATAGGGTCGCGTATCCACTCCAAAAACAGTCGCACCCCCATCGCGTATGACTTGCTCATGCTGGCGCTGCCCATTAACAATCCGAACGTCGCCGAGTCGAACAGATTCCAAATGTCTTTAGTGCATTGGGGAGCCGGGTTGAACAAATTAGGCCGCCAAAGCATTTGCGCGGCCTGAGCAGGCCGGCCATTATCGAGCGCCCAGTGAAGAAGATACTGAAGGGGCGGATTACAAACTTCGGGATTGTCAGAGTCAATCCGAAGGTCTAGCTGGCAAAAATCTACGACTAGCTGTGCGGCCTCCTGACGCTTTTCAACATGAAGAAGTTCAGAAGTCCGTGCGAAAAAACCATCTATGGCTATTTCAGCCGGGGGCATGAAAATTGGTTGCGGGGGCAGGAATCGAACCTGCGACTTTCACGTTATGAGCGTGACACGCTGCCACTGCGTCACCCCGCAGAAACGGCCCCAGTTACCCAGGGCGGGGTAGCGGCCTAAAAGCCGCCGTCAATTACAGTTGGTTGTCTTTCTTGACCTGGTCAACAAAGGCGTCGATTTTGGCTTTCTTTTCCTTGTTATTACGCAAGAACAAGTAAGTGCCGACAATGGCGACAGCCGCCACGACCGCGTGAGAAACAAGACTGCCAACAGGCAGCAGAGCAAATAGAATGTAGTTCATAAAACTAAAGTGCTGTGATTGCCCCCGGTTGTCGGCGTCGGCGCAACCACCTATTATGTAGCAGATTGCGGCTTATAAGCCCGACCTTTTTCTGCATCTTTTGGATGCCCATTGAGATAATCTTCATGCGCTCCATTAGCGATTTTCGCCAGCCGCAGGACCGCCTCTTCCCTAAAACGCTGCCGTGCCATCTCGACCACCGCACCCCTGATGGGGTGCCCTTTGAAAAAAATATTCATATTGTTGATTTGAGCCGTTTTACTACGTAGTTCCGAGTCCAGGGTTTTCCGTTCCTGGTTACAAATCCGACGCGGTTAAGTTCCGCCGCGATACTAGCCGGCGTCTCGCCTGTGCTACAAAGCTGTAGCAGCAAATCAATACAGTGCTTTTCACCGGGTCGGGTTCCAAACGGCTTTCGACCTTCGCAGCGGCCCACGAGTTGCCGCTGCCGGTCCCGCGACATGCGCAATTTCTTAACCAGCATGGATTTCTCCCACTGGGCTAACGCCCCCATCAATTGCCGGATAAGTATTCGAGTCGGGTCGTCGCCGTCCGCCGCCATGTCGATTAATTCCCCCTGGTCGGACGAAAAAACCTTTAGGTTGCGTTTGCGACATTCTGCAAGCAATAGTTCCGACACCATCAAATCGCGCGCCAACCGGTCGAGCCGCTCAACTACGATGCCGGTCACTTCTTCGCCGGCTTCACGAAGCCGCTCCACAGAAAATAACAGCCGGGTAAACGCTGGACGGTCTAGCCCGTCAACTGTACCAGACACGCCCGGCTCAAAATAGATATTACCATCAAGCAACGCAAGCCCGTGCTTCAGACAAAAAGCTCCGATGATGTCTTTCTGCCGGTCAGGCCCGTCGCCCTCGACTTGCCCTTTCCCGCTGACTCGGATATAGGCAAAAACATTTTTCATTCGCTAGGCTGGAATTGCAGAAGCGACGGCAGCGCCTCTTTGAGTTTGACGAGGTCGGTAAAAACCGAAATTTCTTCACGGTCTCCAGACGCCCAACTGTCACACGGCTGAAATGGCCGAACAATCCAGCCGTTCGTCACCGTCTCAATCAAAATTGTTTTCATAGTCGCTGTTCCACTCCGATAAATATACCAGATTCCAGCGCGGGCGCAAGTAAAACTTTCATGCCTCTATACTCAATACAGTTTTGAGCACCCGAACGATACACATGCCGCCAAAATTCCGTTTGTGCCATCACAGAACAAGCACCACGAAGCTCGTCGAACTCCTTTTGCCCCAGTAAAACCGAAGATTTATCAAAATCAAAAAGGCAGTTCTGCTTCGCCTCATACGCAGCCCTGTTAATGCGAGCAAAAATGCCCGGCATTTTGCCGATTTCAAACTGCGTCATAATACAGTTTTTGCGAGCCTACAAATTTTAGCAACGGCGAACGGGCCAACAATCCCGGCGACACTTCCCACGGCTCGACGCGTTCAAGCAGGTTAATGCCTGCGGCTTGGAACGCGGCATACACCAATTCTGAGCAAAACCATTTGCCCTTAGTCTTTCGCGTGGCCTGCTTTCGCGTCACAAATCGTATCACCATCGTCAGGTCATAGGGCTTACCCGATTGCGATACCAGCCAACGCCGTATGGAGCCATCTTGTTCTGGCGTAGTCGCGACTTCATACACGTCCACAGTATTATTCGCGGGCGTTCGCTGTAAAAAACAAGCCTTCACGCCCCACTTCCAATTTGACTCAAACACCGTGCTGCCGTGCAGCACAATCGCGGCATGATGATACGGACTGCGGGTCTGGAACCGAATCAGCCAGGGTAAAAACCCACGTCCACGATACAGCAGGATTTTCATCGCTAGCCCGGCAAAACCTCAACAGGGCTAACTTGTGCCGACCGCTCCTTAAACGCGTGCTGTAGCTTGCTGACATAAAACAACGCGGACTGCGCCACGTTGAGTCCGCTCGCTTTGGTCGCGATATCGAGCAAGTTAATCAACGCATCACTTTCGGTCTGCGTCAAATTGATTGTCAATAACACTTCAGATTTATTATTCATGGTGAAAATATAACACGCCTGAGGGTGTTGTCAATTTTATTCTTCCACCCAAACGATGGTATAGGCGTGTGTTTGCCCCGCAACTAAAGCGGCTCCGTTAAAATTGATAGCCAGCGTTTGAGCTACGCCCCGCAAAGTAACAAGCTGGTCTAGCTGAGAATTGACGTAATGGTTAAGAAGGTCATAGCCGGCCTCGCTAACGATACCCGCAAACGATGCGGGAACCGCAGCCGGACTGGCTACCCGCATAATATTCATCGTTCCCACCGACGTTCCTAAAGCTCCGGGATTGGCCGTGAAATGCCCCGCCCGGTTTACCGTGGACGCAGCATTATTTGAATCAATCGGCACAGGAGTTCCGGCTGAAACAAATGTTCCGGTCGTATCCGCCGTGCTTCGTTTTATGAAAAAGAATTGCTGCGAACCGGCGGCAGTATTTGTCGTTGATATTTTCATCTGAACTACCCGCACTGTTTTCGTCGCGCTGCCTTCGATAATAACCAGGTCAGTTGGAGTGGCGGCAGGAGTGAACGTGGAAGCAATCATAAACGTTTGTTTCGATTGCGTTGATAACTCCCGCCCCGTCGCGTCATATAACGTTGCCCGCGC